TTACGTCGCGGTATCCGCGCGCCGGGCGGATACGCTCGGCTTTGCGCGGGAGCGTCACGGGGCAAGGCTCGCCCGGCCGCGGCGTGAAGTCGACCGACAGCCTCGGCAGATGGTGCGACTTGCCATACTGCCCGGCCTCTAGCTCGCTCGTTTTCCAGCCAAGGGAGCGCACCAGCGAGCGGACCCCCGAGATCAGCTCGGCGTTGGTGTTGACGAAACAGCATCGGCCTCCCCGTGCCCTCACGGTCCCATCGGAGTCCATGAGGCCCTGGAGCAGGGCGAGCCGTTGCGCCAGAGAGGCGGTCAGGTATACGTCGGGGACAAACTTGCGGAAGTCGGCTGCGGCGGCCTCGCGGAAAGCCGCTTGCGGATAGATCCCCAGTGAGCGCAGCGCCTCTGTGAACGCGCCTGGCTGGCCGACCCGGAAGCCGATGCGCTCGCAGTGTCCGGAATCGAATGCGCGCGTCGTGATGGTCGCGCCAGATGCCTCCATGCGCGCCGCGATGTGGTCGGCGTCCTGGCTCTCCGTGAAGATCGTCGCGCTGCGGCGCGACCCGTCACCGAGCCACAGGCCGAGCAGGTACGGATGCACTGGCAGGTCGATGTCGGGGCCGTCAAGCGGGGCGACGGGCGGCAGCGAGAAGTTGCGTACATCGAAGTTCATGCTGGGATTGTGGTATGTGACACCACGCGAGAGCAGGTCCGTGGTCCGCAGCGTTTCGAACCCTGCTCGCGGGCGGCGCCGGTCACGCACGGTCCACAGGTGACCGGCATCGCACACGACGGACCGGCCATCGTTCAGCGTGACTCTGTAGCAGTCGCGCCCGGCATGCGTTTCGGACGTACCCACGACGTCGACCCACTTACCTGCGGTGCCCTTCACGGCGTCCCCCGCTCGCAGCTCACCTATTGACAGAGTACCACGAGCGGTGAGGACCGGAGTGGCGATGTCAAGGCAGCGGAAAACGGCGGGCGTATCGGTTGCCATCTGGGAGCGGATGGAATCCGCGTCCATGAGGTAGCCGAGCGCCGGGTTGGCCTGCCGCCACGCCTCCGTGTCGTCCAGCTCGCATCCGTCCGGCGCCGACCATTCGAGAATGCAGATCGAGTCGTCCCGCGCCGCGAGCGCCGACTCGCGGAGCTGGTTGAGGACGACGCTGTCGTCGTCGCCTGCATTGGACATCGCCCAGACCTGGCCATTGGGACGGGCGTTGATCGTCTTGGAAAGCGATGACCAGGCCTTCCAGTTCTTTTGAGTCCGCAACTCGTCGATATTGACTTCGTCGTTGCTGCCGCCGCGGCCGGCGCGCTCGTTGGCGGCCATGATCGAGTAGCAGGCTCCGGATGCCCAGAACTTCTCGTCGCCAGGGGCTTTGTGGAGACCTCCCCATTCCCCTTCAAGCTCCGGGCAGGCGTGAATGGTGTCCTGGCACAACTGCCACTGCTTGCGGGCCTGGCGGACATCCTGCGCGGCACCGGCGACCTCCCGGGCTCCGTCCAGGTACATCCGCCAGAGCGTCACTGTTCGTTTTAGACTGCTTTTCCCGTTTTGTCGGGCCACGATGATCAGGACGGTGCGGAACCGGTACCGGCCGTCCGGTCTCAACTCCAGGGCGCGGATAACGGCCTGCTGCTGCCACGGCAGCAGCGGCTCGCCGATCATCTCGGCGAAGTCAATGACCTCGTAGCCGCGGGTGGTCAGCCGGGTCAGCGGCCTCAGCGGCTTGGTATAGAGGCGCGGCTCGGCCATGCCGGTCAGCGGCCTGTTCGGAGGCCGGCTATCGGCAGGCCGCGCACCAGGCTTGTGGTCGTCGCACCGCTTCCGGCCCGGGGGCGCCAGCTTGCGGCAGCCTGCCGGCCACGAGCATCGCGTTCGCTTGCGGGCGCGGGTCGCGGCGGGTGTCATGGCACGGGGGGGTCAGGCAGGGCGGCTGTTGCGGAGGGCCTGAAGCCGGTTCGCCTTGGGCGCTTCGGGCTTGCCCTTCTTCAGCCGCGACCGGGCCGCGGGCGTCGCGCCGAGCTCGGCCAGGCATTCGAGCAGGAGCGGGAAGATCCACCGGGCCAGCCATGCGTCCGTTGCCGATTTCTTGCAGTCGGGATTCGCGCAATCGCGGCAGTGACCCTTCGACCGGTCGATCACGTCGGCGTACTTCTTGGCCAGTTCCCGTACCGCGTCGTCCTGGTCCTCCCCCGGGAGCGCGTCCAGGGTCGCCGCGACGTGCGTCGCCATGAGCCTGTCCGCGTCAGCTATCTGGAACATTCCGGCCACCGATGGCTCCTCCGTTGCCGCCGCCGATCCTGTGACCAGTGTGACGGATGTTGTCTGTGTTACAGGAGTCCGATACGCTCTGTCTGTCCGGGTCGGCTTCAGGGGAGGTCCGCGTGCCCGCAGACGGCGGAAAGGCGAGCCGGTGACCACGGCGGCCATTCCGGCGCGCGGCGGGCGGTCGCTTCTGGGCAAGATCGGCTCCGCTATCGGCGCGAGCCGTTCCCAGGCCGCGCGGAAGAGGATCGCCGCGGCATATGCCTGGACCCGCGAGCATGTGACGGCTATCGCGGCACTATCTGCCGCCGATCTCGGCGGATTCCAGGTGTTCCATCACGGCGGATGGTTCGTGGTAGCCGCGTCGCTGGTGCTGCTTGACATCGAAGTCCGGGACTGACCGGTGCCGAGCCTGGCCAGGAAACTGCTCGCGAAAGCTGACCCCTCGCCGCCGCCGGTGCCGATGTCGGAGACCGGCATCTGGACGCTTCCCGCGTCACGGGCGCACGCGGGAGGCGCTGACGAGGCGTTCCTCCGGGCATACGGCGCGAACGGGACCACTTTCTCCAACTGCCTGCTGCTGGCCGAGGCGACGGCAGGGCCGGCGTGGGTGCTGTTCAGGGACCAGCCCGCCGACGGCCGGGTCCGGTACACGACCAGCGACGAGGGCTCGGATCAGCGGGTCCAGGTCGTCAAGCACGCGGCGCTGAACCTGCTGAACAACCCGAACCCGTTCTGGTCCCGGGAACGGCTGTTCGAGATCTCCCAGCTCTACCAGGACCTGTGCGGCAAGTGCCACTGGGTGATCACGAAGAAGATGGGCATCCCGGTCGGCCTGTGGCCCGTGCGGCCCGACCGCATGCAGCCCGTCCCCGACCCCGACAAGTACCTGCTGGGCTGGCTGTACACCGCTCCGGGGGGCCGCGAAACCGTCGCGCTGGACCCCGACGAGGTGATCTACAACCCGCTGCCGGACCCGGTGGACGCCTACAACGGCACCGGGCCCGTCCAGTCGGTGATGGCGGAGATCGACGCCATCCGCTATGCCGCCCAGTACAACCGGAACTTCTTCTCCAACTCGGCAAGGCCGGACGGGGTCCTGTCGGTTGACCACCGGGTTGATGACGACGAATGGGACGAGCTGACCGCGCGGTGGCGCGAATCGCACCGGGGCGTGTCCCGGGCCCACCGGGTCGCCGTTCTTGAAGGCGTCACCTGGGTGCCGACTTCCACGGCGCCGAAGGACATGGACTTCGCGAACCTGATGTCATCCGGCGGGGACAGGATCCGCGAAGCCCTCGGCATGCACAAGATCATGACCGGGATGACCGAGGACGTGAACCGGGCAAACGCCCAGACCGGTCAGGAAGTGTTCGCCGCCTGGAAGGTCGCTCCCCGGCTCCGCAGATGGCGCGGCGTCATCAACTACCAGCTCCTTCCCATGTTCGGCAAGACCGGCGAGGGCGTCGCCTTCGACTTCCTGTACCCGACGCCGGTCAACCGCGAAGCCGACGCGCTGGAGCTGACCGCGAAAGCCAACGCGGCCGCCGCGCTGGTCGCAGCCGGGTACGAGCCGGCCGCTGTCCTGAAGGTAGTCGGCCTGCCCGCCATGCCCGTGATCACCGCCCCGCCGCCGGGCGGCCTGCCCGTCGGCACGTCCGGGATGACGCCGGCTGCGGTTCCGGGCGAGTCCGGCCAGGGCGGCGACGCCCTCAACTGGCGGCGCTACGGCGACTTCGACCCGTTCGCCGCCTACCGGTCACATCAGGCCGCCTGGAACTCGCTGGCTGGAGCGCGATGAACGCCGTCTACCCGATCAGGTGCCGCATCACCGCCGCCGCGTCCGAAGGCGAGCCGACCAGGGTCGAGGTGTACGACGACATCGGCGAGGGCGGCTGGTTCTTCGAGGGCCTGACCGCCAAGTCGTTCGCCGCCCAGCTCGCCGGCATCAAGGGCCCTATCGACGTGCACATCAACTCCTACGGGGGCGATGTCGCCGACGGCCAGGCCATCACGAACACGATCCGCCAGTACAAGGGCGCCAAGCGGACCATCGTCGACGGGATGGCGTGCTCTGCCGCCTCGGTGATCATGCTGGCGGGCGATGAGGTGATCGTGGAGCCCGGCGGCATGGTCATGATCCACGACGCTTTCGGCGGCTGCGTCGGCGACGCAGCTGACATGGCGGCTTTCGCGGCGGTGCTGGACAAGATCAGCGACAATATCGCCCAGCAGTACGCCGACAAGGCCGGCGGGACCGCTGCTGAGTGGCGCGAGGTGATGCGCGGCGAGCGCTGGTACACCGCCGACGAGGCCGTCGAGGCGGGGCTGGCCGACCGGAAGGGGTCGGGGCAGGCTGCGCTGCCGCCTGGCGTCGACCTGGCCGCGTTCACCCAGATCCCGGACCGGATCGCGGCCCGGCTGCGGTCGCTTCCCGTCGCCGGGGCCCCGGCCCCGAAGGCCCCGGCAAGTGCCCCGCCGAAGGCGGCCGCCTCGCACCCCCACGACGGGGAGCACAACCACGCGCATTCGGCTTACGGACACGGCACCGGTGACGACGACGGGATGCACAGCCACGTGCACTCCCACTCAGGCGACGGTGACCACGGCCACGCCCACGACGAGCCCGCCGGGACGGCCGCAGGCTCCGCGCCGAAGGCAGGCGATCAGTCCTGCGCCGAGCTCGGCCACCAGTGCTGCAAGGACGCCGGGACAGCGAACCGGGTCGAGATCGTCATCTCAGGCGAGGGCGACGCGCAGGCGCTCACTGACGCGCTGAAGGCCGCCCTGAGCTTCCGGCCGCCGAGGGCCGCCGAAGAGGACATGCACGGCGACCACGTCCGGGTCGACCCGGACGGCGACGGGGACTGCGACGCCTGCCCGGAAGGCGACACCGACCATGACTACTGGTCCGAGGACGGCGAGCAGATCCAGCCGCTCCCCGATGAGGACGAGGACGGCGTCACCACCGACGCCATGGGCCACCGGATCCGGGGAGCCGCCGTCGACGAGAGCACCTGGGACGGCCCGGCCGCGATGTCGTGGGCCAGCAGCCAGGACAACCCGGAGGCGGCGTTCCGGGCGATCTGCGCGGGCGAGAAAACGACCGGCGAGCCGGACACGCAGGCGCACTGGGCGCTCCCGCACCACAAGCAGTCCGGCAAGCCGCCGAACCGGGCGGGGGTGACGGCAGCACTGGGCCGGCTGAACCAGACGGACGACCTCAAGTCGAAGTCGGCCGCGCAGGCGCACCTGGACGCGCACAAGGCCGCGATGGGCGGCAGCGACGACACCGCGGGCGATTCCGCGGAACCAGACCTCTCCGGGATCGACCTGGAGCAGATCCGATCGGCTCTGAGAGGAGCAACCGCATGAAGGGGCAAGTAGAGATCCCTCAGACCTCGGAAGAGCTGGAGGAACTGCTTAACGACGACGGCCGGCTGGGCGAGATCCTGGAAGGCGGCCAGTTCGGCGACTTCACCCGCGAGTACATGGCGAAGGCCATGGCCAACCAGCGGGCTGAGCTGGGCGCGCAGATGCGCGAGCAGCTGCAGCTCGGCATGCAGGGGTTCCTGCAGGAGCAGCAGAACGGCGGCTACTACCCGTCCCAGTTCAAGCCCGGCGCGGCGCCGGCGGGGAACCGCCGCGAGCGCCGGATGCAGGCCGCGATCGCGAAGGCGCACAGGCGCGGCAGGCTCCCGCACCCCGAGTACCAGGCCGAGAACCAGGGCCTGTACAACCCGCTGGCGATGGGCGCCGCAGTCGACGACGAGCCGTACGCGGAGTCGATGCGGGCCTTCATGTACACCATGTGGAAGGCCCCGGCGCTCGCCAAGGACCGCGGCGACGCCGAGCTGGCCGAGAAGGTCGCCGGCTACAAGAAGCAGCTCTACCAGGCACTTCAGCACGGCCGTCCGTCGAACACGGGCATGGCCGAGCGCATCCCCGCCGAGGGCGGGTTCCTCGTCCCCGAAGTGCTGCGCTCCGAGATCCTCATGATCGCGCTGGAGAAGTCGGTCATCAGGCCCCGCGCCCGGGTCATCCCGATGGACTCGCTGCGGGTTCCGCTTCCCGCCATCGACGACAAGGACCACTCGTCCAACGTGTACGGCGGCGTGGCGGCCTACTGGACCGCTGAGGGCGCGACGATGGCCGCGACCGCGCCGAGGTGGGGAAGGATCGACCTGGAGGCCAGGAAGCTGACGGCCTTCACTACGATCCCGAACGAGCTGCTCAGCGACGCCGTGACGCCGCTGGACACCTGGTTCAACATGTTCTTCCCCCGCGCCATGGCCTGGTTCGAGGACCTGGCGTTCATCAGCGGGACCGGCGTCGGCGAGCCGCAGGGATTCCTGAACAGCCCGGCCGCGATCAAGGTCAACAGCGCTACCACGAACCAGATCGACTTCAGCGACATCGCGAAGATGTACTCGCGGATGTGGCCCGAGTCGCTGAACAGCGCGGTCTGGCTGTGCTCGCCTGACGCGCTGGCGCAGCTCATCCAGATGGCCGTCACGCCCGTATCGGCGGGAACCACGCAGGCCGTCGCCCCGCCCGGGTGGCTCACCATGGGCCAGGCCATCGAGACCCCCGGCGGCGGGAACGGCGACGGCGTCAACTACCGGCTGATGGGCCGGCCGCTCGTCGTCTCGGAGAAGATGCCGTCCTCGGGCAGCGGCAACACGACCACCTCCGGCGCGCTGTCGTTCGTCGACCTCGACTACTACCTGCTCGGCGACCGGCAGGCCATGCAGATCGCCACGTCCGAGGAATACCTGTTCGCCTCCGACCTGGTCGCGTACCGGGTCATCGAGCGGCTGGACGGGCGGATCTGGCAGCAGAGCGCCATCACGCCCGCCAACGGAAGCTCCAACACCCTCTCGCCCGTCGTGCTGCTGGACACGCCGCACGCCTGATCCTCCGGAAGGAGCGCCCTCATGGGCATGGAAGGACTCGGCAGGCGGTTCAACGTCGTCCCGATCGCCGCCGGCACCCTGATCTCGGTGAAGGACTGCGCCGGGGTGGAGTTCATCGTCACCGGCAACGACACCTTCACCCTCGCCTCAGCGGCCACCTACAACGGGTCGACGACGCCGCTGGCCGCAATCACGCATTACTTCACGTGCACGTCCACGGCGGGCGCGGCGGCGTGGGTGGAGGCGACCCAGGCGGCCGCGTCGACTGTCGTCATCGCGTCGGGCGCGGCGGCGTTCTACGTGGACTGCGCGGACCTGCCGGCGAACGCGCAGTACCTGAAGGTGTCCGTGGCCGCGTCGGGCCTGGTCTTCGCGATCACGCACGGGCTGCTGACCGAGCGGCTGCCGTCGCTGCTGCGGCAGCTGTCCGGCTCGGCGTCGTAGGGGGCCGCGGTGAGTGACCTGAAGATCGGCCGGGACACCGGCCAGTCCGGCGGCGCCGCGCTGACCGCCGACTTGACCGGCACGTTCCAGCGCAAGGACGGCTCGTTCATCAACCCGTTCGCCGCGATCCCGTCCCAGGTGCCGCCTGCGACCGCCGGGTTCGTGGGCCAGTTCTCCGGGGCGGGCGGCTCGTCTACTGCGGGTGCCGGGGCGACGGCGGCCAGAAGGGATATGCCGGCGAGGACCCGCCACCGCATGCTCCATCCTTACCGCACGGCCACCCGCCGTCATCAACCCGGTCCGAGCCGTCCGAGCCGAACTGGAGAACGAATGCGCCCCTCCAGGGGCACGAACGGTCCCCAGAACGGGGGAGGACGGCCAGCCGGTGGTTCTAC